CGTTCACCACCAAGATTCCCGATTCCCGTATTCGCACCGTAAGTTGCGTAACGGTTGAGAATGTCCATCGTAACGTCGCGGGGTAGCCCAATATCTTCGCCTTGCTCCATAAATTTAGTAGCGTTAGATTCAGAATTCATCATAGAGCTAACTAGTGAACTCGTTTGATCTTCGTCGAATATCCTACTCATGAAGTTTTCTTCTTAGCTGGTTTCTTTTTAGCTTTAGAGCCTTTCATAATATCTTTGTCAACTGTAGCCGCTTTACCGCCTGTAAGCACAGAATTCACACGGGCCATCGCCCACTGATGCTGCGATGTTCCAGGACGGTGGCCTGTCTTATACGCAGCTAATCCACGTTTATAGACGCGAGAGAGTTGACCAGCGGTTACTTTTTTGCCTTTTTTACGAGCAGCTTCCGCTTTATTAGACAGTGCCTTTTTCGTTTTATCGGAAAGACTCATGACTTTGTACCAAACCTCTCTTTAAACCTGCGAGTATATTTAGACTCTATCGTTTTCCTACGCTTACCTTTTTTCTTATCAGTCGAAAACTTGTAAGCAGAAGGATCGCTCATAGCCTTCTTTTTATTCCTAGCTATCTCTTTCTTACGCTTCTTCTTTTCTTCAGCAGTAAGACCGGCTAGGTACTTCGCAGGGACTTTAGGTTTTTTCTTCGGCTTTGCCATAGCTATAGTGCTACCACGATATTACCGTTCGTAACGACCTGAACTGTACCAACACTCCCTGTTGCGTTCAGTCCAGAGGTACTTGGCGTTGAAATGTTCTGCCAAGAATTGCCCAAATATACTTGAAGAACCTCTTCTGTAGTATTCCAAATAATATCGCCTACCGCAAAACTTAGCTCGTCCCTGTTAGAACTGGCGTACTGAGGAGTTGCTGTAGGATCGAACGACCCTAAACCAAGTTCCAACACCCTCATAGCTCTATTAAACGATCCGCTATCCACCGGATCTTGATTAACAACAGGTAATCTTCCGTTAAGGATTCTAGCCATTACCGCCTACCGTTAGGCTGTATTTCTAAACGAGTAGCTCCAATAACAAACCCAACCCCTAATCTTGTACCTTCGTCCCCGTCATCGTCAGATTCGAAGCGTACTGCCGCCTGTCGGCCCCTAGCGCGGGTATCTATTTTAGTCGTAGTTCCGGTAAAGGAGGACGTTATATCCGTCGTAAGGGACTCTCCAGGATAATTACGGGCCTTCAACACGAAGTTAATCGCCTGCGTACTACCGGAGTCACCTGTAAATTTAACATCAGGAATACATCTACGAATAAATTGGAACTGGTCTCCTTCTCCAATATCGAAATCAGCGCTTTCAATAAAGACGTTATCCATAGGAACACCGTCATCATCGTTTCCTGATTCATGGGAATATACATAAGAAGTAGAACTATATTTGCCCGTAGCGCGAGGAAACGACTCAATACCTTCATCTAGCCATGCGGTACGTGAAAGCTGACCAATAGCCCACGATTGTTCGACATAGTTATAAGTAACATAACTATCCGGCTCGGTGCTGGTTCCAGTGCAATAAAACCAACCAATTTCATCAAATTGTTTATTTACAAATCCAAACACTTGAAACGCTTGGCTTACGTTTATATTGTCGAATACATGAGAATGCACGCTACACGGTAACGGCTGTACCGCACCGTTATACGCATAAAAACCTTTTTTATCCATCCAAAAAACGCCACTAGGACTATTTATTGCAGCGTTCGGAGAGATCAAGCTCACTCCTTCGTTAATAAGGGTAAGGCCGAACGTGTTCGGAGGCCCAATAAACTGCAAGCTGTATAACGCAGCATCTGTCCAAATAAGTGTTTCTTGTCTAGCTCTTAACCCACCAATAATTTCTGAACCTGCTGAACACCGTAATGACCCTGCAGTATTTGTAGCACGTGGCTCCCAATCTAATGGATTTTCTTGGTCTGAAAATGCAACGAGTAGAGGATCTATTTCTTCAGACCGGCTACCGCCTTCTATTGGATCTGCTCCTAAAACGATAACGTGCCTATCAATATCAGAAACTAAAATTTGTAACCCGACAGTAGGAGCGAAATTTGCTCCTTGTATATCTTTAAGAGCTTTAGCTCTTTGACTAGCAGTAGAAAAATCCCAATAGTAAACGCCGCCTGCTCGTACATTAGCAACTAAATCCTCGCCAAAATTATCTAGTGACCATAGACGTAACTGGTTATTAGCGGCTAACGAGCTGGTTGAACCCCAAGTACCATCACCCCATGCGCCTACACCATAACCAGAACCGGATACGAAAACGTCTAGACCGACGTTAATTTGATATGCTCCTACTGTAGAAGACCCACCGTTACCAGTATCTGAAGCATTCGCTGTTACTGTGGCTCCGGAAGTATCTTTAGCTTCTATCGTGTATGAATTAGTGTTTACTACCGAAGCAACTTGGTATTCTTGGTTTAGAACAGCTGCTATGATGTTGCCGCCTAACGAAGCTGCTCCGGAAAACGTAACAAAATCGTTTAGATTAACCCCGTTACTTGTATCACTAACCGTGATCGTAGAGGAACCATTAGAAGCGGAAAACGTGACATCTCCTGCAGCGGTAGTTTCTCGAAGAGGGGTAATATCGTTGTACCCAGCACCCTCCTGCCAATACAACTTAGACGTTGTACCTATTGCTAGAATCTTAGTTCCATTTAAAGCTACCCAGCCGTGTAGCTTCCTCCCTGTTCCCGTAAAAGAAGATGCAAGATATTTTACCCAGCCTCCAATCTTTTCTGGAAGCCCTTGACGAAACCGAACTAAGTTAGCGTCGAACCAGCCACCTTCAGCACTATAGTCGGTGCCTTCTTTGTTGATTCCAGGATTAAAGATAAATTTCTGCAAAGGCATTATTGATATTCCCCAGATCGAATCATTTCAGTCACTCTAACAGCCCTCATGCCAACTTGCTGCGCCCACTTGCTATCTAAGAACTCATCAGCAGCCACATCAAACTGTTCGCGTGACATAGCCTCAAGGGCTTTTACAAATCCCCGCAATCTGGTTAGACCAAGGTTGAAGCACATGTCGATCATTGCATCTTGCCGCGCTTCGTTGATGCCGTTGAACCAAAAGTATGTATCTGCAAGCTCGCTTTTTACTCGCGCTATATCATTCGACAACAAGTATTCAATCTCATCGTCAGATAGCCCAAGGCCCGACTCTGAGATATTTCTGCCAACGCCTATGGTTTCATAGCCAGCGGAGCACAAATAAACTTTGGATTTGACGCCTTCATGGCGTTTGATCATTTCAACTAGCTTACTCATTACTTCTCCCGTGCTACGGAGTTAACCTTCTCGTATGAACGCATAGCGCCCAACCCGAGCATGCCCATCATAACGGGGACAAGAAGTGTTGTATCTACTTCTGGTACAGCTACCCAGATACTGATTATGTTAGCGATAATCGTATTATAAAGCAGCCCTAGCGCACAGATCCAACCGATAGCAGGTCGCCATCCAGCGACAAATAAGGACTTATGGGCCGCTTCCATCTTGTTGATTTCAAGCTGGCCCTTGAGCGCCTCATGCGAGTGTTTTTCGCTCATGGTCGCTATCTCATGGGCTAAAGCGTTCTTCTGATCTTTGTCTTCTATGAACTTGTCTAGCAGTCCAGTGACAGGCCCAACTAGCGATGCAACAATACTCATAATCTATTTCCTATTTGACCATGCCTGTGCGCCAAAAAACGCAGCTAGTATACCTGCAACGGAGACAAAGTAGACTGCTGCCATATCGCCCAAGATAGATGCTGCTTGATTCATTCCAAAAAACTCACTAACAACGACAAGTGATGGATAGAGCAGCATCCCCCAGAGGGCAAACCATGACATGGCACGTTGAGCATCTGCTCGTTCATGTCGTAAGCGCAGCTCCTGCAACTCTTTACTTGTCTGTAGTTCTTCATCGGTAACGATGCCATCGCCGTCCGCATCGTATTCGGCGTATTCACTACCGTCTTCTAATCTTTTTGCTGCCATATCAGTCGTAGAATTGTATGTTTGGTCTAACTTTAACAGGAATACAGTACGCTGTAATGTTTTGCTGGTTGTTTAACCGCCTGCGCTCTACAGGCTTGACAGTTCCTTGTTCTAGCCAGTATGCAAACTGATTGCACCTATGAATGTTGCGAAAGTGAAACTGGCCTGCCACTTGCTCGCCCTCTACCAACATGACTAGCAAGAACGCCATTATCATCCGTACACCCTCAACATAATCACAAAACCCATTGCGATAATGGCACCACCAATTATCAGCGTTGTGCCCCCCACTA